TACGTGCAGAACGCTTTCGAGCCGACCTCCGCGTGGCCGTCCTACAACGTGCCCGCCCCCGGGTCGTGGCCGTCGCTCAACGTGCCGGCCCCCACCCCCTCCACCGGTCGACGGTCGTACGACCGCCGGCTCTTCGTCTGACGAAAGGAAGTGCCCCCTCATGGGTAGGCAGGCTCTGAAGTACGGCACCGCGCTCATCGCGTTGCAGATCGCGGTCGCCAACGCGAGCGGCCTCGGCCGGCTGTTCACCACCGGCGCCGCCGGCGGCACCCAGCTCGTCAAGGGTCTGCAGGGCCGCTGACGTGGACCGTGTCATTCCCGACAACGCGCAGCTTGAGACGGTCGTCCGGTTCGCTCCCGACCCGCGCGGCTGGGGCATGTTCACCGCGCTGATCAGCCGCGTTCGGCGCGAGGTCAACGGCGGCTCCCGGGTCTACATCGACGCCCGCGGCGAGCAGTTCAGCGGCTGGGCTGCGACCACCCAGCGGTTCACCGGCCTGGCCGGTCTCAGCAACGGGGGTCAGCGCGCGATCGCGTCGACGAGCAGCCAGCTGGTCGACCAGCGCTCCACCGGCAACGAGGGCGCCATGCGCGCCTTCTACGAACGGCTCGGCCAGTCGTGAACGCCGCGCAGCTGTCGGCCTGGGCCGAGGCCAACCGAAAGCCGCTGCTGGCCGCCGGCGCGGCCGGCGCGGTCGGCCTCGGGCTGCTGCAGGCACGCAGGAAGAACCCCACCACCGGCGGCGACCCCGGCCCGCTGCGGCCGGCGGCCGGCGGCGGTCCGTCGGCGTTCTCCACCGGCCCGGCGTTCGCCGGCACCGTGCCCTACGACTCGGGGGCCTACGACTCCTACAACGACCTGCAGAACCAGATCACCCGGCTCTACGACCAGGTGGAGGAGAAGGCGCCGATCCCGCTCCCGGTGCAGGAGGGCTTCTACCGCAACCCGGCCGACGGCGCGATCTACGAGGTCGACGGCAAGGGCAACCGCGACTGGCTCAGCCCCAAGGAGTGGGCGTCGATCGGAAAGGCCCGCAACTACGAGACCACCCCGGTCGCGGCCGACGCCGCCTGGTGGCAGGCAACCACCCCGGTGGGAACCCAGCCGGTGCCCAAGAAGTGACCGCGACCGTCCGGGACAGGATCATCACCGGCGCGCGCCGGTGGCTGGGCACGCCCTACGACTGGAGCGGCGAGGGCCTCAACGGCGAGGGCGTCGACTGCTCCGGCCTGGTCATCGCCGCCTACCGGGAAGCCGGCGTGCCCCTGTCGGGCCGCCCCATCGCCTCCCAGCTCGGGAAGATGGGAAGCGCCGTCGCGCTCGACAAGGCCGAGCCCGGCGACGTCGTCTACTTCGACCGGCCCGGCCCGACCGATCACGTCGGGATCTACGCCGGTGCCGGGCAGATGATCATCGCCCCGCACACCGGCGCGAAGGTGCGCGTCGAGGGAGTGGGTAAGCCGACGTCGGTCCGCCGGCTGGTCACCAGCAGCGGCACCGGCCGCAGCGTCGGCGGCGCCTTCGGGGACGGCCTCGACATCATCGGCGGCGCCTTCGGGGACGGCCTCGACAAGATCAACCCGTTCGACGACTGGGCCGAGGAGGCGATGGCCATCGGACTGAAGCTGGTCGGCACCGTCGCCGCGCTCGGCCTGGTCGTCGCCGGCGTCATGCACACCGTGAAGGAGAACTGAGATCCCGTGGGACTCTCCGACAAGCTCAACGAGAAGGTCGCCGAGGCGCTGCTCGAGGTCGAGAAGCAGACCGCCGCGGTCGCGCTCGGCCTCGCCCAGTGGCAGAACGGCGCGCGGCTCACCGGCGCGCGGCCCCTGCAGGTCGCCGGGCCCTCCCAGCGGCTGTGGGGCGGCTCCGGCCGGCTGGTCGGCTGGTCACTGTTCGCCGCCAACGGTCCAGTCACCGTCCTGATCCGGGACAGTCGCGTAGCCGGCGACGGCGACGTGCTCGCCGCGTTCGCCCTCGCCGACGGTGAGGACGCGCAGCAGTGGATGGGCCCGACCGGCGTCAGCTTCGGCGAGGGCCTCTTCGTCGAGAAGACCGGGGCCGGCGCCCTGGTCGGCTCCGTGTGGACCGGCACCGGCACCGCGGGAGTGGGGACGGTCGAGAACTGATGGCCGCCACCCGCAACTCCGACCGCTGGATCACCCCCGGCGTGATCATCGCCGCGATCCTCACCATCGGCGTCCTGGTGGCCATCGTCGCCGGCGGGGTCACCTACCTCACCGCGATGGGCAAGGACCCCGACCCGATGCTGCGCCTGGTCGCGCAGGTCGCCACCGCGGCCGGCTCGCTGGGCACCCTGCTGCTGCAGCTGTTCGGCCGCGTCACCCTGGCCAAGACCGAACGCAACACCGGCATTCTCGCCGGCGCCGTCGACCAGCTGGCCACCACACCCGCGCCTCCGCCCGCACCGGCGCCGGTGCCCTACGTGGTCAACCTCGACGACGAGCCGGTCACCCGCGCCGCCCCCGTTCCGCCGATCCCCGGCCCACCGCGGCATCTGCTGCAGGAGAGGACTACCCGATGACCACCGCCCTCGTCGACGAGCCGGCCACCACCGAGCCGGCGGCCGCGGTCGCCCCGGTCGGGCCCCTGCGCCGGCTGCAGCTGACCGAGCCGGTCCGCCTGGCGCTCTACCCGGTGCTCGTCGCCCTGCTCGCCCTGGCCGTCGCCTACGGCCTGGTCTCCGACGACGTGGCGCCGCTGTGGGAGGCGCTGGCTGCAGCCGTGCTCGGCGTCGGCGGCCTCCAGGGCGTCGAGCTGCTCCGCGGCGCCGTGTACTCCCAGCGCAGCGCCGTCCGCGCGACCCTGGACGCGCACCGCGCCGGCGTCGCCGACGAGCGCGAGCGGGGCCTGACGATCACCACCCGCGCGGCCGCGCGGCAGCTGACCGAGCGGTTCCCGCTGTGAGCCGCCCCGTCGTCCGGGACGCCCGCACCGCGAAGATGCTCGGCGTCGCCTGCGTCATCGCCGGCTCCTTCCTGCTCTACGACGCCTACGAGGCCCGCGGCAAGAGCAAGCCCTACGCCATGAAGTGGCTGCCGGGCGCGTGACGATCCCACTCCCCCAGGGGCTCCCGACCACCACACAGTGGCAGGTCGTGGACTTCCTCCGGCTGCGACTGATGACCGGGCCGGCGGCCGGCGGCCTGGCGACGGCCGAGGCCCGCCAGCTCGAGGACGGCGAGCTCTGGGTCATCGACCGAGCTGTGGTCAGCTGCAGCTCGTTGACCCGGACGACGTTGCGGCTCTACGAGTCCGCGGCCGACCCCGGCCGCTACCTGAGCGGGTCGTCTGCCGGCAACTTCGATGAGGCCGACTACCCCGCCGGGCTGCAGATCCCGCCGTCGACGTCCCTCCTCGCGGTGTGGGCCGGCGCCAGCGATGGCGCCCGCGGCACGCTGGCGCTGCAGGGCCGCATCCTGCGGAGGAGCTGATGGGCTTCCGCAACCCCGCGACCACCGCCGAGGGGGTCGACACCGGGGAGAACACGACCGGGCCGGGTGTGCGCGTCTACCAGGACACGACCGGGCCCCTGGGCTTTCCGCGGGGAGTCGTCGAGTTCCGTGACGGCATCGCCGGTGACGCCCATGCCACCCTCACCCGCACCGTCAACGTCGTGGATGCCGGCGGCGGCGCCTTCACCACCGCCGGCGGAACGTTCGCCCTCGACGGCGGCTCCATCAACGGTGTGCCCGCCGGCGGGGTGCGCATGGTCGTCGAGGAAGATCCGGCCGGCGGCTACCGGTCAGCTCTCGAGCTGGTGGCCGGCCAGGTGCGGCCGCGGGGTCCGCTCACCTACGGCGGGTTACTGGCCCGCAGCGGCATCCCCTCGGTCTACGGCGCCGGCTGGTCCCGCTACTCCGCCGCCGGCGGAAACCCCGCCCTCCAGGACGCGGCTCTCTGGCGTCTCCCCGACGGGACGGTTCGTTTCCAGGGTCTCGTGCAGTACGTGGGCGGCGCCGGCGCCGCCGCGACGATCTACTCACTCCCGACGGAGTGGCGGCCCAAGACCCTGTCCGGCAAAGACCTGGTGCTCGGCATCGTGATCGCGGATGCGTTCCGCACCGTCAACGTCTCCGCCGGAGGCCCCATCTCCCTGCGCGGCGCCTTGCCCGCGGCGGCCGCGTTCGTCGAGCTCGACCTGTCCTGGCCCGGCCCCGACTACCTGCACTGACCGAAGAGAGGACCCTCCCCCATGTCGACCAACTCCTGGCACCTCGCTGGCGCCCTCGACGTCCTGCGTGACGCGATCAACGTCCACTGGCCCAAGCGTGACCACACCTCCGACGGCACCATTGGCGACGCCGCGCACGCCAAGGTCGGCGCCGGCTCGGACCACAACCCGTGGCTGAACAACTGCGTCCGAGCGCTCGACGTCGACGTCGACGGCATCGACGCCGGCTGGCTGGCCGAGCAGCTCCGGCTACTCGGCGCCGCCGGCGACCACCGGCTCACCGGCGGCGGATACGTGATCTTCAACCGGCAGATCACCGCCAGCGACTTCCGCCGGTGGATGCCCTACACCGGCGCCGACCCGCACACCAGCCACCTGCACATTTCCGTCAGCCGCACCACGGCCGGTTACGAGGACCGCGGCCCCTGGCACTTTCTCGACGTCGCGCAGCAGCCCGACCACCCCGGCCGCGTGTGGGCGCCCGGCAAGGACGCCACCGGCGATGACGCCGGCTTCCGCGCCCACATCGGCGACGAAGGCCCGAAGGTCCTCGAGCTGCAGGAGGAGCTCAACGACACCTTCCCCGCGTACAGCAAGCTCGCTGAGGACGGCGTCTACGGGTCGGCCACCGCGGCGGTCATCGATGAGTTCTCCGAGCGCGCCGCGCACGACCCCGCGACGCCGGCCGGCGACCGGCAGGCCCTCACCGACTCCGACGGCCGGGACGTCGGTCCGCGCACTGCGCGTGCGCTTGACCGCTTCGGCGTCGTCTGACCGGTGCCTGCCTGAAGAGGCCGATTCGTCCTGTGATCTAAAGGAACCAGTACACCGCAGGTCAGACGCACGAAGGCCCCCGCCGGAGTAGATCCGGCGGGGGCCTTCTGACGTCTCGTACTCGGGCATTCACATGGGGCCGAAGTCTGCCCCCCGAGGCGTGGTGCTCACCCGTAGGCGCGACCGATGGTCTCCTCGGGCAGCTGCATCGCCACGCAGTGCTCGCCGTCCCACTCCTCGATCCCGTGGCACGCCGGCGGCTCGTCGACGATCGGCGCCGGGGTCATGGGCCCCGGTCGGACGGGTGCGTCAGCGTTGTTCGCTGGAGACAGGCCCCTCGGCTCTCCTCCCGACTCCACAGCGCTCCCCCGCGACTCCACAGCGTTACTCCCAGCAGTGGACACGGGCTGCGCCGGCGGGGTCACGGCCGGGGCCGGTGCAGGGGTCAGCGTGGCGAACAGCGCCAGCATCGCAGCGATCAGGTTCGCGATCATCGGGTCATCCTCGTGGTTGGGCGCCCTCGGAGAGCGCTTCGGAGCCGGTCGGTGCGGACGGTGTCGCGCGGGTCGGCGCCCTCGGGCCACTCCCAGAGCCGCCAGGCGTCGGAGCTGGGGAGGACGTCGACCAGCTCGACGAGCAGCCGATCGAGCGCGCGGGCCAACAGCGGCATGCAGTACTCGACGTCGGCGCGGGCGGTCTTGTGCCAGGTGCCGTGGCGGGGGCCGGGGTCCATCCAGGCCCGCGCGACCGCCTCGGCGGCCGGCAGGTGGTCCCAGATGGCCATCCGTTCCTCGTGGCCGGCCATCAGGCGATGACGTAGCGGCCAAACCGCCCGCGGCGCTCGGGCGCGACGTAACGGATCCGGCCGGCTTCGGCCAGGCGGGTCAGCGTCGGGGCCACCAGGTGCCGCCCCCAGCGGGTGCGCTCGCAGACGTCGACGACGCTGACCCCCTCAGCGCCCGCTGACCGGACGACGTCGACGACGCGGGCGGTCTTGGGCCGACGGGGGGCCGGCACGGCCGCAGGGGCGGCGCTGGGGCGCTGGCGGCCGTCGAGCGAGGTGACGGTGGCCAGCTGCACGCCGGCGGACTTCAGGTCGCTGTGCACGGTGCCGACCGACAGGCCCAGCGGGGCGGCGATCGCGCGGGTGCTCATCCCGCGGCCGCGGAGCTCGGCGACCGCCGAGCGGCGTTCCTCGAGGGGCATGCGCACCTGCGCGAGCTCGGGGAGCTCGGCGGTGCAGTACTCCTCCCAGCTGGCGTAGCCGAGGGCCTCCCAGGCGCGGCCGTCGAATGCCTGGCCGAGGAGGTCGACCGCGACGGTCAGGGCCTCCCGGAGACGCTTGGTCAGCCGGCGGGCCCGGGCGACGTCGAGCGGCGCGGCCGCGGTGATGGCGCTCATGCCGCCACCGCCGGCAGCAGGTCGTCGCGGACGCCGACGAGGCGGCGGGTGCCGTCCTCGAGCTCGACGACGCAGTCCCGGTAGAAGGTGCCGTGCTCGATCGTCCAGTGCTGGGTTACCTGGACGACGCGGAGGTCCGGGACCACGGCGATCCGCGGCGCGTCGACGGTTGCGTTCATGCCCAGACTTTCGGCATAGCGCGCTTGGCACTTAAGCGCGCTTGACAAACATTTTCCAGCGCGCTTGACTGGCCCTGTGGCAACCCCTCCGGACGACGCACAGAGCTACCTGGACGCGATCGCCGTCACCGGTGCAGAGCGTGAGCAAGCGGTCAGAGACGCCGACGCGCTCGAGCTCCGGTGGCGCGAGGCCATCAAGGCCGCGATCGGCGCCGGCGTGCGCGTCCTGGACATCGCAACTACGGCAGGTATCTCGCGAGAGCGGGTCTACCAGATCCGCGACGGCCGGCGCTGAAAACCCACTGACCCGCCCACCGCCATGAAACGACCGACGCGCGAATCGTCCGACTCGTGGTGAACAGGGACGAGAGGTGACACAGTGAGCACCGTGCGCTACGTGATCTACCTGCGGGTCTCCACCGACCAGCAGGCAGACTCGGGCTCCGGCCTGGAGATCCAGGAAGAGGCGTGCCGCCGCTGGCTCCGTGAGCACCGCCACCGCCTCGTGGAGGTCTGCACTGATGCCGGACGCTCGGGAAGCCTCGACATCGGGCACCGGCCCGGCCTCGCCCGCGCCCTTGCCCTCATCGGCGCCGACCGGGCCGACGGCGTGCTGGTGTATCGGCTCGATCGTCTGGCGCGGGATCTGGTCCTGCAGGAGCAGTTGCTGGCCGAGCTCCACCGCCGCAGCAACGAGCTCGCCAGCGTCGACCGGACCGAGCACGAGAGCCTGGCCCACTCCCCCGACGACCCCACCCGCGCCCTCGTGCGCCGCATCCTCGGCTCCATCGCGCAGTACGAGCGCGAGGTGATCCGGCTGCGCCTCATGGCCGGCCGCACCCGCAAGCAGCTCGACGGCGGCTACTCCGGCGGCGCCCCCCGGTACGGCTACGCGGCCGTCCGGGGCCAGCTGGTGAAGATCCCCGCCGAGCAGGTGACGATCCGGCAGATCCTCCGGCTACGCGCCGCCGGCGAGTCCTACCAGGCGATCTGCGACGAGCTCGCGCGCCGCGGCGTCAAGTCCCGCAAGAAGGACGGCCTTTGGCGCAAGGACACCATTCGACACATTTGCCTGCGCGAGGAAAAGCCGCGCGGGAATGGTGTGCTCCCCTACCCCGAGCTTGCGCAGGTGACCGCCTAGCGAATAGCCTCTATTAGCCTGGCGTTCACCCATAAGAAGTAACGCGTAATGTGCATTATCGGCGCAAGCACGCGGGTGACCTGGGCAGACGTGGAGGGCTGAGGCCCCGCGGACCCCGAGCATGGCGAAGGGCCGCGGTTCCAGCCGCGGCCCTCCGTATTTCCAGACACCAGGCCCGTTCGCCCGGTGCGTGAATGGTAGCTGTTCCAGCAGTTCTATTCCAAGACAAACGCATCTGCGCTCGGGCCCCCAGACCCCAAGGGGTTCCCGTGCCCGAGTATCCGCACACCTCCGACAGTTCCGACCTACCCGCCACCCCGCCTGATTCCGTCACGGGTGACGAATCCTCCCAGATCTCCCTGCCCTCTGTCTTCGACCGCGGGCCCGGCTTCGAGTCCCTGACCGCGGCCGCCTGGCGCGGCGCCGCCCTCGGGTACCCGTTCCTGCGGGTCGTCAACGACGTCGCCGGCATGGCGCTGAGTCCGGTGTCGATCCTCGTGACCTGGAACTACTCCTACGACAGGGCCAAGGTCTCGGTCCAGTTCTCCGACCCGGACGACGTCGACACCGTCGCGGAGTTCTACGAGCTCGCCGCGGACCTCGGCACCGAGGCGGCCTGCGTGCTGCAGGACGTCGTCGACGACGATCACGGCGACTTCGACCTGCAGGTGTTCGGGCCGGTGCGGTCGTGACCCGGCTGACCTCCGACGAGCGCCGGGCGATCCAGCTGGAGCTCGACGCGGCCCGCACCGAGATCGCGCACCTGGAGACCGAGGTCGTGCGGCTGCAGGCGATGCTCGACTCGCAGTCGGCCGGATCCGACGGCGACACCGTCACGATGCTCCGACCGCTCTGCACGTGCGGCCTCCCCATCGAGCACCGCCGGCCGTTCAGCGGCGAGCCTCTCCCCTGCCTCGACGAGACCGCCCGGATCGCGCTGGACGAGGGCCGGTCCCGCCCCCCAGTGCCGATGAGCACCCGGGCCGCGGCCGCGATCGCCGACCTGGTGCTGGTCGACCGGGACCTCCGGGAAGGCCGTCATTCCGTCACAGGTGACGAATCATGAGCGCCGCGCCCTGCCCGCGCTGCGGAGAACCCAACGACGCGCACACCTGGGCCGACGGGCCGGCGACCGAGCCGCGCGCCGACGACGTCACGGTCTGCTTCTACTGCGGCGCGGTCGGGCTCTTCACCGGGACCGGCGCCGTGCGGCTGCCCAGCGATTCCGAGGCGGCCGAGCTCGACCGCAACCCCAACGTGATCGCTGTCCGCGCGGCGATCATCGAGTACCGGGCAGGGCTCCAGTGAGCGGGCTGGCGATGCCGCCTGCTGAGCCGCCGACGGCCGAGGTCGACGAGGTGCTCGAGGAGCTGCGACGGGCGCGGTCGGAGATGGAGGACGCCGGCCGCACGGCGTACATGCTCGACACCCTGGAGGACGAGGCGCCGGGCCGGTTCGAGCGGCGCCGATGGCTGATCGAGGCCCAGGTGGCCGAGCGGCGCTGCGAGCTGTGGGCGCTGTCGATCGCGATCCTGGAGAGCCGGTGCCGGGCGCTCGGCGTCAACCCGGGCGGCGTGCTGTGAAGCGGGTGACGGCGCTCGACGTCGCCTGCCCGACCTGCAACCGGCATCCGGGTCGACACTGCATCCGGCTCGACACCGAGATGCCCACGTCGCCCCACGAGCCGCGCCGCCAGCGCGCGGCCGCGGAGCAGGCTCGGCTGAACCCCGAGCACGTGCACGGGCAACAGGAGCTGTTCCCGGCGAAAGAGGCCCGGGGACCGGTGGTCGTCTGCAGTCGAGGGCGACAACGGAGGCCCCGGGCCTAGCGCACGCGCGCTGTGAGCGCCCCTGTCTGCTCCCGCCGCGTCTCGGCGGGCATCACCCCTGCCCCGGGGTCGACCAGCCGGCTGCCGGTCTGGTGGGGCCGTGCCGACTGGCTCGACGTGGAGGTCCGCGCCACGGTGCGCGAGGCCGTCGACGTCTGCCGCGATCACCACGTCGCACCCGACACCGTCATCAAGGTGGCCGCGGCGCACGCTGAGTTCGCCGACTCGCTGACCGGCCGGAACTGCCGGCCGACGAACGAGCGGCTGGTCGAGGCCGCCCGCTGCTCCCTGTCGACGGTTCAGCGGGCCCGCCGCGTGCTCATGGAGCTGGGGCTCATGGTGGAGGTCGTGGCCGGCCGCTCGAACATGACGCTGGCGCAGCGCCTGGTCGCCCACGAGAACGGGTCCTCACACCGCGCGATCGCCGCAGAGTTCGTGCTCTGCTCCCGCCGGGACCGCCGGCCCCGGCTTGTGGAAAACCCGGCCGCTGACCTGCAGGTTGTGGACGGTGACACCCCACCCGTAGGGAAGGTAGTTAGGACATCAGATTCAGAGATCAGTGGTCTTTCTCAGAGCAAAGACGCAACGAGGAGGACCGCTCCGCGGCCCGCTCATACCCAGGAGGGTCGACGTCGAGAGCCCGGCCAGCTGAATCCGAGGGCTAGAGAGCTCGCTGAGGCGGTCAGGAGCCGTGTGGGGTGGCTGTCAGGCGTCCACGCACGCCGGATGGTCCCGCCCCTGCTGAGGTTCGCTCTGGCGGGCTGGAGCGCCCGCGACGTCGACGAGGCCCTGGCCGGCGCGATCGCGGCCCGCGGCCGCCCGTTGCCGGCGAAGCTCGATCAGCCGGCCGCGTACATGGCGTGGCTGCTGCGCGAGGTCGACCCGGCCGACCGGCCCGGCGCGCTCGACGAGTGGAGGGCCGAAGAGGAGCGCCGCCAGCGGGCCTACGAGCGCCAGCTGGTCCACGGGGCCCCGTGCCCGCACGGCCAGCCGGCTGGCGACGTCCCATCACCGCGGCGTCGGCACCCCGCCTGCCCCGTCTGTCGCGCCGCGTCCCACTAGTCGCCCGCAACGGTGCCCACGGGTGCCGATACCTCGAGCATGCAGCAGCCGTACGAGGTCCCCGCTCCCCCGCAGCAGCACTTCTACTTGCCGGCGCCCCCGCCTCGCCAGCGGCCGTCGACCGCCGTGATCGCGCTCCTGGTCTTCGTCGCCATCGTCACGGCGGTGAACCTCCTCATGACCGCCTACGTCTACCGGGTCGTCAGCGGCGTCGTCAGCTACCTCGGCTGACCGCGGCCGGCCGCTCGAGCGGCACCCACTGAAACCCTCGGCAGCTGCAGTGGCCGCTGCTGTCCCAGACCAGACAGCCGGCGCCGCCGGGGGCGTGCTGGTCGTAGCGGTGCGGGCAGCCCGGCCGCGCGCAGGCCAGCGACCGCATGCCCTCCGCCGGGATCACTGGTCGTCGTCGTCGGGCTTGGCGAGGATCGCCGAGATCCGGCCCTTGACGACGCCGGCCAGCTGGGCCACCGCGATCTGGCTCATGCCGTGGTCGTCGATCGCCTCGCGGACCAGCTGGTCGCGCTGGCGCACCCGGAGGTCGTAGGCGGTCTTCGCGTCGCTGACCGCGGTCGCGGCCGCGCGCAGCCGGGTGGGTAGATCCTGGGCGACCTCGGTTGGCGCCGGCATGGCGTGCCTCCTGTGGTGGGCGTGACTGACGAGGCGTTTCCCCGCCCGCCCATAGCAGTGAACCTCTACCTGACCCTTAACGTCTAGTGACGTGGCGAAAGCGAAGCGTGGCGTCCGGGTCCGAGGGACCTGCAAGGACGGACACACCACTGAGGCGGTGTCCGACCCGGGGCGGGTGACCTGGCAGGGCGTCTGCTCCAACGGGGAGTGCGACCAGCCGGTGCACGCCAGGCGGGCGCCGCGCGAGCGGCCTGAGGTCACCGCGTCGGACGCCGAGCCGGCGCCCGACGACGATTCCAGCAACGACCCCGAGCGGGTCCGAAGGGTGAGCTATGAGCCTCGACGAGGCGAACGGAGCGGCGCTGCTCGACGACCAGCAGCACGAAAGCCAGCTGCAGAACCCCGGCCAGATCCCGCCCCAGCAGAGCCGGGGAATGCGGAGCCTGTTCTTCAGCGGGAGCCCGGCGGAGGAGCCGGAGCCGTGGACGCCGGGGACGGAGGCGGGGAGCACGCAGCCGTCCGGCGACGGGTCGGATTCCGACGCCGACTGGCAGAGCGACCCCGACGAGAGCCCCGAGGCGACTGGGCAGCCGGCATCTTCCGCTGACGGCGGAGGGCCGCTCAAGCCGCTGGGCAAGGCCGCCCTGAAGGCCACCAGCCGCAAGGGCGTGCTGATCGCGACCAGCGCGGTGCACCGGATCGCGGCCCGTCACGAGCTCGAGCAGGCGGCCGGCCTCTACATCGCCGACGAGCAGGACCAGGAGCTCATCGGCGACCCGGTGGCCAACCTCTTGCACCGCCGCGGCGGCATCGTCGGCGGGCAGATGAGCGAGGACGCCAACGACGCGATCTCGGCGCTGATGGGCCTGGCGAACTACATCGGCAAGCAGGTGGCGCTGACCGTCGAGATCGGCCGACTGAAGGAAGCCGGCGTCACGGTGCCGCGCACCGTCGACGGACAGGTGGGCTGATGCTGCGCAAGCTGGGCCACGTCTTCGGCCTGGTCCTCGGCTACGCGGCGATGTCGATCTCGCTGCGCCTGTCCGACGCGATCGTGGCGCAGCAGGCCGCGGCCGCGGAGGTGCCGGCGGCATGACCGAGGTCGTCGACCAGGTCCACGTCGACGACGAGGACTTCCCGCTGCGGCTCGATCACACCAAGCCGCAGATCATCTTCGCGTGCGGGAAGAAGGGCTCGGGGAAGAGCTACTTCAACGGCCTGGTCTACCGCTCCTACCCCGGCGACAAGATGGCGATCGACGTCAACGGCAACGCCTACGTCGGCCCGGACGCCGAGCGGCTCCGGCTCGACGACGGGATGCCCACCAGGTGGCCGGAGCAGTCGCCGGCTCTCGGGGAGCGCCGGCGGCCGCGCAACCTCCACTACGTGGCCAACCCGCGATCGGCCACCTACCGCGACGACCTCGATCGAGCCGTCGGGCTGGCGCTGTTCCCCCAGGACAAGCCGGTGCTGCTGTGGGCCGGCGAGGTCGGGGAGCTGACCCCGCACTCGACGTCGGGCCCACACATGCGCCAGCTGCTGATGCAGAACCGCCACCACAAGGTGACGGCGCTGTTCGACGCCCCGCGGCCGGTCGGAGTCGATCCGCTGGTGCTGGCTCAGGCCAACCTCGTGGCGGTCTACCGGACGCCCAACCCAAGCGACCGCAAGCGGATCGCGGACTCGATCGGGGTTCCCCCGAAGAGGTTCGACGAGGTGTGCCTGGAGACCTGGCGGCAGGGCGATCACTGGTTCGTGCTCTACCACGCCGACCAGGACCGGCTCTACCAGTGCCCGCCGCTGCCCTCCGACGGCGACGAGTCGGCGGCCGCCTGATGGGCGGGGAGTACGTCGCCGGCGGCCAGGTGGTCCCCGACGTCGACGCCGACGAGGACCTCCCGTGCGGATGCACCGTCTGCGCGGACGGGGCCTACCGGCTGCCGGCGCCGGCCGCCACGTCCCTGGCGGCCGGCGCCATCGGCCGGGGCCTGGCCGAGGCCGCGGCGGCCTACCGCACCCACCTGTCCGGGCTGCTCGACGTCGGCCCGCGAGAGGACTGAACACCGCGTCTGTTCAGCACTGAACAGTCGCCGATCGTGTGGCCACAGGGGCGGGTGAGGCGCCCACCCGGGTGAATCGCAGGTCAAGGGCGCGTCGCACACGCCGCGGGGCGTTTGCCACCGGCTGTCATGCCGCCATCACACCCGGTTGCTCCCGTCCCTGGGGCGGGAGCCCGGGGCCACCTCTCCCCCAGTCCCTGGAGGACTTCCGTGCCCAGCTTCAAGACCCTGTTCCAGACCGCCGCGGTCTCCCTCGCGGTGGTCGTCGCCTTCAACCACCTGCAGGCCAACGGCGGCAAGCCGCGCCTCGGCATCTGATGTCGACTCCGCGCCGCGGCACGCAGCCGGCCTTCTGGCTGGCCGTCGCGGGGATCTCGGCGATCACCCCGACCGTCGTCAACCTGGCCGCTGACCGCCTCGGCGGCATCTTCCCCGGGCTGGCCACCTGGAACAACTACAACACCCGGAGGAACGGCTGATGTCCGCCGCTGTCAAAGAACGCTCCCAGCTCGTCAACAGCATGCAGGGGATCGCGATCCCCTCCGCTGTCGTCGACCCCAAGGCGTTCATGTCGCTCACCAAGCGGCACATCTCGATCGAGAAGACCATCGGCTACGACTCCAGCTCGGGGCAGAGCACCGAGCCCGTGGAGCTGAAGAAGGCCGACATCCTCTCCACGGTCAAGGTCCGGTTCACCGGCAACCTGGCCGTCACCGGCGGCACCGTCGACGTCGGCCGCCGCTGGCCCTACGACCTGATCACCGCGAAGTTCAACGCCAACGGCGCCTCCTCGCTGATCAGCTGCTCGGGCCTGAAGCTCAAGGTCCGGGACGTCATGAAGAACGGCGACCTGACCGACCGCGGCGTCACGCAGACCATCGGCGGCGTCTCCCGCAACCAGGGCACCCTGGCCCGGGCGTCGGAGTCCTGGGGCGTCGGCTCCGGTGCGACCGCGGTCGCGATCGGCAACTACGGCATCGAGCTCGAATGGGACATCCCCATCGCCGAGGACGAGACCAACCTGCTGGGCGCGATCTTCCTGCAGACGTCGACGGCGGACCTCACCCTCACCCTGGATTTCCTGCCGATCGCGCAGATCTTCAGCGGGGCCGGCTCGGCGAAGGTCACCGGCACCTACCAGATCATCACCACCAAGTTCTCGGTGCCGACCTCCAGCGGGCACATCATCGTGCCCGACCTCTCCTCGTTCCACTCGCTGACGCAGACGTCGACGCCGGCCATCCAGCTCGGCGACAACGAGGTCCGGCTGGTGGGCCAGGGCGCGGGGAAGGTGCTGCTGCGCAGCTTCTACCAGCTGTGGAACGGCGCCGGCGCCGCGGCCGCGCCGCTGCCGATGACGACGACGAACTTCGGTCGGCAGGGCTACCGGTACGGCAACTCCGAGCAGCCCGACGAGTTCTTCGACGGCAACCACATGCGGTTCGACCAGGAGCGCCGCTACAACTGCGACGTCGGCGGGCTGTGGGGCTTCGGCTGCCACGACTTCGCCCACGAGAACACCTTCCGCGACGCCCTCGACATGGGCACCGCGGCGGAGCTCCGGTACGCGATCGGCGTGCAGAGCGGCGTCGCGCTGGCGACCCCGCGTCTGGAGTACGTCACCGAGACGGTGTTCTCCGCCGGGTCGGGGGCCTGACCGGTGTTCGGTGACTGGGAGCCGCCCACGGCGGCATCGGCCTACGGGCTCAGCCCGCAGCCGGTGGCGGGAGGGCCCACCGGCCTGGCGTCGGTGGCGACCCCCTCCACCGCCGGCGCCAACGCCGAGTCGCCCTTCCACCCCGACAACCCGCTCGTCGTGTTCGGGGTGGTCGCGGCGCTGACCTTCGGGCTGATGGCGTTCTCGACGTCGGTCCGGGTCGGCGGGACCACCGCCAGCATGAGCATCGGAGACACGAAGTGACCGAGCCCACCCCCGACCCCGAGGCGGCCAGGAAGGCGGCCATCCGGGCAGCCGAGGAGGCCGCGGCGGCCGAGAAGGCGGCGGCCGAGAAGGCGGCGGCCGAGGCCAAGAAGGGGGCCGCCAAGGTCGTCAAGGGCTCGCTGGTCACCTACCGGCACCCGGACCCGGTCACCGGCCAGGTCCTCGAGGGCGCCGGCGTGGTGCTCGAGGCCCCGGACGGGGGCGCGGTCACGATCTCGCCGCTGTCGTCGCTGTTCCTCGACGTCGACCCGGGGAACGTCTACCCGGTCGCCGGCGACGGGGCCTGACCGTGGCGATGGCAGCCATGCCGGTGGCCCGTGCGGCCGCGGGCCGGGCGGCCGCGGGCAGGGCTGCCGCGGGTAGGGCTGGGGCCAAGTCGGCGGCCGGCGGGAGGGCGGCAGCACGCCGCCCGTCCGCTGGTCGCCGCATCACCTCCGACCTCTCCCCCGACCAGGTCACCGCCGAGCTCCAGCGCCGGCGGCAGGAAGCTGCCGCCGGCGCCCCGGAGCCGGCCGCTGACCCGGAGCCGGCGGCCGCCGCCCCTTCCCCGAGCGGCGGCCGACCGGCTGCCGGGGTGAAGGCCTCCAGCGCCGGCGGTGGCTTCGCCCTCGGCGTCTTCATCCACGTTCTGGGGATCACCTACCTGCGGTCCGGCCGCGCGGGCGTCAAAGCGTGGCTGAAGGCCAAGTTCCTCAACGAGGTTCCCTAATGCGCCCCAGCGGCCTGGTGATGCTCCTGGCCGGCGTGTGGATCGGCTGCCAGCTGTGGGGCGGCGACGCCCTGCAGCGGCTCAACCTGACCGGCTCGGCCGGCTGATGGCGCACGGCACCGTCCGAGCCGCCGCCACCGCCGTGCTCGGGCTCGTCGCCCTGCAGGCGGTGAGCTCCCGCGGCGGCTCTGGCCGTATCGCCGAGCTCCTGGCCGACGCGAACGGGGTCCTGGAGCGCTTCCTCGACCCCGCGGTCCCGGCGATCCCCGACCTGCGCAACGGCGAGACCTGGGGCGGTGGCCAGCCCGGGCCACAGCGGTACGTGCAGAACGCTTTCGAGCCGACCTCCGCGTGGCCGTCCTACAACGTGCCCGCCCCCGGGTCGTGGCCGTCGCTCAACGTGCCGGCCCCCACCCCCTCCACCGGTCGACGGTCGTACGACCG